GTTTAGAAACAACGGTACTGCTAATGCTATATTTTCTAATACATATAATTTAGCAGGAGGATCTACTTCAAAAACAGATTTTACTATAAGTAATAGAGTTAATACTAACTTAATATTTAAAACTAATAATGCAGAGCGCGCTCGTATTACCAATATCGGTAACGTTGGTATCGGGACAACTAGTCCAACCGCCAACTTAGAAATAGGCTCTGATGGAGCAGGCGAAAAAATATTAAAAATACATAGCGATGTAGCAAATTCATATTTTGAAATTGAGTCTTTAGGAAATATAGCTAGGTTAAAAGCTACAAACAATACTAACCTTATGCTACGCTCTGATGGTGGTGGTGGATATATAACTAATTGGACTAATGGCGCTGAGCGAATGCGTATTACTAGCGCTGGAAATGTTGGTATTGGAATTAATAATCCCGCGTATGTTTTAGACACACACTCAGGTACTACTAACGTGGCTGCTAGATTTAAGTCTGGTGACAATCAAGCTTGGATAAGTGTTCAAGATGATGACAGTGGAACGTACGGAGCTTTGTTTGGAACAGATAGTGATGCAGGTCACGATATAATATTAGCGGATAGTAGCGCTAATAAAAGATTAGTTATTGACAGCTCAGGCAACGTTGGTATTGGTACTACTAGTCCTGGTAAATTTTTAGACGTAAACGGAACTTTTAGGGCTAGTGGCGAAGCGTTTTTAACAGGAGGGTTTGATATTACGGCGGCTGGTAGATTTAGAGATGGTATCGCTTTAAACTTTAACACAAACAGAACAGCTAGAATATTTACAGATAGCAACGACTTAATAATTCAGCAAGGAGAAGACGATAAAGATATTATATTTAAGTCAGACGATGGCTCTGGAGGTATTGCTGAATATTTTAGAATTGATGGTAGTGCTGTAGCAAACAAATTTAGTGAAAAAGTACAAATATATAAAGTTGATGCTACAGCAAATCCAAGATTATCTATTGGTAGACAAGCGCAAGAAAGCATAAACTTTGACGTTGAAGATAGGACAGCTAGAATATATCACAGACAAGATGAAACAACAGGAGATCATGTATTAAAACTTACAGTAGACTCAGACACTTCTGATAACAAGAAGATACACCTAGGGTTTAGAGACGCGGATGGTTCTAATGAATCTACTAAATTTACTATTAATCAAGATGGAAACGTCGGTATTGGTACTACTGCTCCATCTGAAAAACTACATGTCGCTGGTAATATAAAGTTAAGCGGTAATTTAGATATTGGAGGTAGTTTACAAAAACAAATACAAGTATTTCCAATGAACTTTGTAGATGACTTAGGTACAGCTAAACATTTTATGCCGTTTGTAACAGCTAATGAGCAGACGGTTAACTATCAGGAAGAAGCAGCTATGGTTATGCCAGCAGACGGTAGAGTTGTATCTGTAACGGTACACTACGCTCAGATGCACGGAGCAGCAAGTGATATAACAGTTGGTATTGAAACATCGCCTTGTGGACAATCATATACTAACGCTTGGACTATAGAAGAAACTGAAACTATATCAGCTTCAGCAGATGACGACCACCATGTATTTCACTTTGCTTTTGATAATGCAAAACATTTTGAGTCTACAGATAAAATGGCACTATCAATACAGCAATCTGTTGATTTGCAAAACGCTAATAGATTTTTTTGGGTAACAGCAGTAATAGAATATGATTGGTCAACCTTCTTAGGTGGAACTAGTGCAGAGCATGGAACAACGCCATAAATTAATAGAATATGAGTTATTTTAAAAATATAGGAAAAGATAAATATAAACACGCTGCGGCAGGTATTATATTTGCATTAATATTTACTGAAATGGGTATGTCACAAACTGATGTTTTTCTATCAGTATTAGCTGTTAGTATATCAAAAGAAGTATATGATTATTTAGATTACGGAATGTTTGATAAATGGGATGTATTAGCTACAATATTTCCATTAATAGTATATTACATATTAACTAGTTTAATATAATGCCAAAAGCAAAAAAAGATCCACAAAGATACAGACCTGTAGTGAATAATGGTCATCCAGATTTAAATCTTGAATCTGTAGCTTATCAAGAATATTGGGAGCAAGAGCTTGACAGGTGTAAAAATGGATATAAGCCTAAAGGCATGAAAAAAATATCTGGCAAATATTATTTCTATTTAAATTACTATAAGATACTTGGTAATGACGGAACTACAGGATCTCGTAAAACTTTAATTAGTCCATGGTATAGACAAATGGATCATGAATATTTTGAGTTATTTGAAACTTGCAAAGAAGAAAATAAAGGAATGATTGTAATAAAAGCTAGGGACAAAGGTTTTAGTTACATGAACTCAGGAATGATTGCTCACGAATACACTTTTTATCCATTTAATGATGTTGGTATAGCAGCAGGATTACAAGCTACCGCAGATGCTTTTTTTGATAAAACTAAAAAAGGACTTAATGGTATACATCCTAACTTTAAACATTCTTTTCTAAAAGATACAGACGGTATATTAAGGTCAGGATACAAACAAAAAAATAAAGATGGTAAATGGGAGATTGGAGGTTATCAATCTACTATCATATGCAGAACAATGGATAATCCAGAGGTGTTTAAAGGTGAGCGTGTATCCTTAATGGTATTTGAAGAAGCTGGTGAGTTTAAACATCTCAAAAATGCATATATGTCTTCTAAAGCATGTTTTATGGATGGTAACTTACAGTTTGGTGTTCCTGTTGTGGGTGGTACTGGTGGTGATATTAGTAAAGCATCTAAAGATTTTATGGACATGTATTACGAAGCTGACGCTTATAATCTTATACCTATGTTCATACCCGCATCGCGCGCGTACTATGGATATTTTAATGTAGATACAGGTGAGGAGCAAGTAAAAAAAGCAGAAGAGGTTTTGTTAGAAGAAAGAGATATTATAACCAAGTCTGGTGATAGAGAAGCATATAACCTGCATATACAAAACTATCCTTTAACTGTACAAGAAGCTTTTTTAAATACTAAAACAGCAAGGTTTGATAATTCATTGTTAAATGCACAAAGATCTAGAATACTTGGCAATAAAGACTACAGAAGTCAAATACAGCAAGGATATTTAGATTGGGAGTTTGATGATGAAGATAATTATATTGTTAGATGGAGACCACATCCTGATGGGCCATACAAAATATTACATCATCCAGAGCCAGATTATAAAGATTTAGATATAGGTGGTATTGACTCTTATGATCAAGATGAAGCAGGTGCGTCAGACTCTTTGGGTAGTGCAATAATTTATCGTAGATTTGTAGACACAGAACACGCAAGTGATTATGTGGTTGCAGAGTATACAGATAGACCTTCAAAAAAAGAAGATTTTTGGGATGGTTGTTTAAAATTAGCTGTATATTATAATGCTAAAATGTTAGTAGAATATACTAAGATTGGAATACTTGATTATTTCAAAAGAATGAATGCGCTCAAGTATTTAAAGGAAAAACCTGAGTCTGCTCATAATCCTGGAACAAAAACTAAAAACAGGTATGGCGTTCACATGAATAAGCAGGTAAAGGCTCTAATGGAAGATTTAATGGATGATTACATTAGAGAAAATGTTGAAGATATTTGGTTCTTAGAACTTATAGATGAACTTGCAAATTACGGCACTAGAAACACAGACCGTGCTATTGCATTTGGATTATGTTTGATACACAATGTAGATAATTATAGAATCCAAGCCAAAACTGTAAGCAAAGAACCTGAAAATATAGGATTTAAATATTATAAATTAGACCACAACGGTGTGCCTAAATTAATTAGATAGTTATGTATAAAAATAGTCAATCTTCTTTTCCAGCTCAATTTGTTTTAGAGTCAGAGAAAAATGATGAATGGTGTAATCAATGGGTAGACGCAGTAGTTTCGTATATGTCTTATACTGAGTCTCCATATAAAACGTCAAGAATAAATGACGTACAAAATTATAATATATACAATGGTGATTTAGAATTAGACGATTTTAAATACATAACAGAGCAATACGGAATGGCATACCCAGCTCGTTTAGTAAACTATCCTATAATATCGCCAAAGATTTATTTGTTAGTAGGTGAAGATCTTAGAAGACCTTTAGATGTTAAAGTTAGTACAACAAATAAAGAAGCTGTGCTAAGAAAAGAAGATGTTAAGGTTAATTTAATTATGAAAGACCTTACTGACGAAATACATAAAGAATTTGCGCAAACAACAGGTGTTGAGCTACCTCCTGTAACAGAAATGGAGGTTCCAGAAGACATAGACCTATATATGAAATATAATTTCAGAGAAATGGTCGAAGAAACAGCACAAGATGGATTAGAGTATCTTATGTCTAAATATAACTATAGAGATTTATTCAAAGAAGGTTATAGAGACATGCTAGTTACAGGTAAAGAGTTTTATAAAATATATGATCACAACGGAGATCCTTATGTTAGAAGAGTAGATCCAAGAAATTGTGTATTTGAAATTAATGCTACATCAGATTATTTAGATGACTCATCATGGGTAGGTGAAGAAAGATATTTATCGTATCACGAAATATTAGATGAATTTAGAGATGAGCTTAATCGTGAAGACCTAGAAGAGTTGTCGGCTATGTATCAAATAGGTGGATATGATGATTTAGCTAGATACAATGATCCTTTTGATTGGGTAGAGTATCAAGAAGGGCAAGAGGTAAAGATTAGAGTAGTATCTGTAGAATGGAAATCTATAAAAGCACTAAGATTTAAATTATCAGAAAATAAATTTAATCCTGAAAAGCCTTTTATGAAGCAGGTTGCAGATGATTACAAGCCTAGAAAGAATGAAAAGATAAAAACTAGATATGTAGATGACATATGGGAAGCTACTAAAATTGGCGGTAAAATTTTAGCTAGAGCTAGAAGAAGACCTAACCAAGTAAGATCAGTAGATGATGCTGGTTCTACATCTTTGTCATATGTAGGTTGTGTTAGAAATAACTCTACAGGAAAGAGTGTTTCTATGGTAGATTTACTAAAAAATATACAAATGCTTTACAATATTGTAATGTATCAAATAGAATTAGCTATGGCTAGGTCTGGTGGTAAAGCTGTTGTGTATGATGTATCTCAATTACCTACAAACTTAGGTATGGATATGCAAACTGTACTTTATCATTTAAAGACAGATGGTATTATACCTATTAACTCTAAAGAAGAAGGTAATCAGTTATCATCATTTAATCAATTTCAACAAATTGACTTTACGCTTTCTAATTCTGTTCAACAACTTATCAATCTTAAATTAATGCTTGAGCAAACTGCTGGACAAATATCTGGTGTTACTCCGCAAAGAGAAGGTGCTGTTGGTCAGTACGAATATGTGGGTAATGTACAGCGTAGTGTTGTACAATCGGCTACAATCACAGAAAGTTTATTCTATTCTCACAATATGGTTAAGAAACGCGTATTTGAGAAAGTATGTAATCTCATGAAACTTTGTTGGTCTAACGGTAAAAAGGCTTCTTATATATTAGGAGATGGAGCTTATAAATTTTTATCTGTATTCCCAGATATATCACTACAAGATTATGGTATATTTATAGGTGATGCTGGTAAAGATGATGCTATGCGCCAACAGCTGCAAAGTATTGCACAGGCTGCCGTACAAGGAGGTCAGGCTACTCTTTTAGATATTATTAAGGTTCTTAAAGCTGATACCTTTACAGAAGCAGAGCATATACTCGAAAGAGCTATGGAAGAAATTAAAAAAGAGCAAGCTGAACAAGCGCAACAACAGCAAGCAATGTTACAAGCACAAGCTGAGCAACAACAAGCTGAGTTTGAAAGACAAGTACAACTTGAACAAGTTAAAAATCAAGGAAAAGTTGAGGTTGCTAGAATACAAGCTGAAACTGATTTACAAATTGCTGATATGAAAGATGATTTAGCTAGAGAAACGTCTGATGTATCACATACTGTAAAAAACAAGCAAATATTTTTACAAAAGAAAGCTGAACAGGATGCTAAAGAGGCCGATAGTTTAGCTCAAAGAGAATCACAAAATGAAACTATTAAACCAGAGCGTAAACAGAAAATTCAAGATATAATTAAAAAATCTTAGTATATTTGCATATTAGGGAACAAAATTTTATTAAATTATGGCAGAAGAACAACAATCAAACTTAGTAGAAGAAGCTTCAGAAAACCTAAGCGTAGAATCTACAACAGAAACAACAGAAGAAAAAGCATTTGATCCATTAGCGTTTGCAACAGATCAAATGATGGAACAATTTCAAGGTAAGTATAATGAAGAAGCAGCTGAAAAAGTTGAAGAAAATACTGAGGGTACAGAAGAGGATTCTGACAAGCCTTTTAATTGGAATGACATTGAGTCAGAAAAAAAAGAAGCTCCAGAAATTAAAACACCAGAAGAAGATTGGGACGAGGCTACTCAAGCAAAGTCTACAGAGGAAAATGAAAGTGTTGAAGAATCTGGAAAATTAGATTGGATAAAGGTTGCAAAAGAGCTTGGATTAGAAGCTGCAACTAAAGAAGATATTATACAAGCTTTAAATTCTCCATTTATTGAGCAGCCAAAAAACGAGGTTATTGATAAAATAAATGGATATTTAAAATACAATGACAGAGAGCTGATTGCAGCAGAAATGAAAACTGATGGAATGGAAGACTTTGAAATTGAAGAGGCTTTAGATAAAATGGAAGACTCTGGTGTTTTAAAAAGAGAAGCATTTAGAATTAGAAGACAACTTAATGCAGCTGTAGAACAAGAAAAACAAAAGTTTTTTAAAGAAAAACAGCAAGAAGAAATGTCTGCTAAAGAAAAAGTAGAGAGAAATAAAAAAGAATTACAAGGTCACTTAAAATCACTTGGAACATTTATGGGTGGTAGTGTGACTAAAGATCAAGCGAAAGAGGCTTACAAATATATAACGTCTGGTAAAATGGCCGAGGACATCTGGAAATCCCATGACAATGCTTCAGAGGTAGCGATGTTTATGCTGTTCAAAGACAAGTTTGCTAAGATCTTACGCTCCCAGGGTTTAGAAGATGGTAAAGCTAAAATATTAAATGACATTACTTCTCCTAGCCTTAGTGGCAAATCAAGACCTACGACTAAAATAAAATCATCTGGTTTTGATCCTGCTGCGTTTATGAGAGAGTAACTTACAAAACAAAAGGCAAAGCCTACAAGTTACGTACATTACTCTGGATTAAAATAGTGTTAAAAATTGTTTAATTTAAAATTATTTAAAAATGGCTAAAGTTTATACTGGAACTTACGGTTCTGGAACAACTCCTGAGAATAGTTTGAATACAGCACTATTGCAATACCCAGAGATTGCAAGAACGTTGATTCAACAATATCCTCGTTATTCAGCGACATATCTTTTAGAAAGAACAGGTCGCTTTGCAAGTGAAAAAGTCCTAGGCGATAACTCATTCGAGTGGAAAGTTATGGGACGTTACAACACACCTTCTTATTCAGCTGGTTGGATTTCTACTGATGGATCTTCATTCGTTGCTGCTGATTCTGGTAGTGGCGCTGCTGCTGCTACTAGCGGTGCATTTAACAATGCAGATGCAAATGGTGATGATGTTTACATTATTGCTGATGGTGAATCATACACATCAAACTTCTTAAATAAGTATGACATGATTCGTTTCCAGTCAGGTGCTGTTGGTTTAATTATGACTGACTTAACTGATTCTGGATCTATTAGTGCATCAGGTACAGGTGTAGCTGTTACATCTGCATCTAAAATTGTTAAAGTTGAAATGATTGATGGTGCTGCTAAACCATTACAGGTTACTGACCTTTCTAGCGGTGCAATCTTTGCTTCAATCGGTTCTGCATTCCCTAATGGTTCATTAGGATCTGACGTAGGTGAAAACTACGTATTCCCATCTACATACAAAAATTATCTTACTACAATGCGTAAGAAGATTTCTGTTACAGGTAAGGATATTACAGATATTATGTGGATTGAAAACAATGGTCACAGATTATGGTACTTTACTAAAGAGCAAATGATGATGGATGAGTACATGTATCAGCAAGAGCTTCAAAGATGGTATGGTCGTAAGTCTGTACACGAAAGTGGAGTATCACGTCCAGCTGGATTAACTTCTACGTTGACTGGTGCTGCTGTTGGTGGACAAACTAATAACATCATCACAGGTGATGGTCTATTAGCTCAAATCGACTCATCTAACCAAGCATCTTATACTGCTGGCGCACTTACTGAAGAAATCATTACTGAGTTCTTAGCTAAGTTAAGCTTAAATGCAACAAATGCTGAAGGTAACGAGTGGGTTGTGTTTACAGGTACTGAAGGTAGATTAGCATTCCACAAAGCTATGAAAGATCTATTAGTTGCTCCTTCTGGTGCAATGACAGGTGGTTCATTTGCTGGTGTTGGTGGTGATGTTGCTTTAGGTGCTAACTTCACATCTTACGAAGCTTTAGGTAACAAATTAACTGTTGCTTATTGCCCAGTATTTGATGACAACAACCTACACAGTAGTACTTCAGGTACTAATGCGTTTGGTGACAACAGACTTAAAGAGTCTGCTAAAATGGTATTCTTAGATTTCGGTAAGACTTCTGGTGTTTCTAACATTGAGTTAGTAACTAAAGGAGCTGAAGGAACTAACAGAAGCTTTATCAAAAAGTATGTAGCTGGTATGATTAATCCATACGATCAATCATCTATGATGGCTGCAAACGCTGATGATAAATTTGAAGCTCACGTTCTTTCTGAGTCTGGAATTATCGTTCGTAACCCATTATCTTGCGGAATCTTATCTGCATCATAATTAATTTATAATTTGACTGAGGGAGGGCTTTAGCTCTCCCAATATGTCGCCTAAAAAAAAAGAAAATGGCAAATTATTTAGATTTATCAAACAAATCCTCTGTAGCTGGACAAGGTAGATTACCTAAGTTTAGAGGTCAAATTAATCCAGTTGTTAGTATTACAGCTAGCGGAAAATTGTATGACTATGAAAGTGGTACAGTTTTTTTATTAGATGGTAGTGGTGTAGAAGATGCAATTCTTACCGTAACATTACCTTCAGCAAAAGCTGGCTTAAATTACAAGTTTATCTTAAAAGGTATTGGTAACGAAGCTGCTGAAGATATTAATATTAAACAAGCTTCTGCAAGTGAAGATTTTGTAGGTACTATTATTGATGGCGCTGGATCTAGCGATACTGCTACTGATAGTGATACTAAAATTATTTTTGATCAGTCAGGCGGTTCTGCTGCTGGAGACTGGGTGTGCTTACATTGTGATGGATCAAAGTGGTACGTATCTGGTGGATGCGATGCTGCTGGTGGAGTAGTATTTGGATAATCTTTAATTTTATTATTATGTTAAAAACAACATTCAACGAATTTAAGTCGGCTATAAAGTCGTATTACAAAGCTAAAGACTCTTTGTACGATCAATTTATACATTTACCTGTGTTAAAGTCAGTAAAGCCTGTTGTTAAGGTAGGTGATGCTGATGCAACTATTTTAGATGATGATTCTGGATCTGTTATAAATGTATCAGAAGCTATTACAACAGCTGAAAAAACATATACTTTACCTGCGGCAGCCGTAGGATTAAACTATACGTTTTTATTTACAGTTGCTAGTGATAGTCTTGGTGTAAAGATAGTTGTACCTTCTGGACTTTTATTAGGAGCGGTATTAGCTCAAAATGGAACAGGAACAACTATAGTTCAGTCAGACGCTAGTGATGATACATTTTTACGAATCAATGATAATATTGAACCAGGAACATTGTTAACGTTTCAATGTGTAAACGGAACAAATTGGTTTGTATCTGGAACAGTATTGTCTGGTGACGCAAATCCTGCATTTGGATAATAAAATAAGAAAATGGAGAGGTTTTGTGCCTCTCCATAATTCTTTTATATTTGCAATATGAATTTATTTGATTATTTTAAAAAAATTGATCCTGAAGGAATGAAGAAAAGGATTGATGAGGCCAAAAATAGAAATAAAGAAAGATTCTATATTGGAGGTCAAAGTGGATTTAAATGGAGCACTCATTCCAACAACAAAACATGGGTAGAAAATGGTAATATTATCAAAGAAAAAAAAGGTAAAAAATTACCAAAGCAATAGGGAGTATTAATCAATATTAAAAAAATGAAACACGTAGTATTATTAAAATCAAAAAGTCCTGATAAGTTTAACTATGCTAAATTTGGGACATACAAAAATTCAAAAGGAAAACGAGTAGAGTTAATTGATCCAAATGGTGATACTTTATCTGGATTTGAATTATTTAACGCTGTAAAGTCATTTGATATTAATGACGAAGATGATAAAAAAGTTGTAGATTTTTTAAGAGAACATCCATTAGTAAATAATGGTCAGTTTATTTTAGAAGATCTATCTGCTAAAGAAAATGAAAAAGCTGAAGAATCTTTATTAAAAGCTGATTCAGTTACAGCAGCAGCTCAACTAAGCAAAAAAGAAATAGAAGATTTATGTAGATTAATTGGTCTAAATGGAGATTGGGATGATAATATACGTAAAGCTAAAATTATTTCTTATGCAAGTGACAATCCGAAAAGATTTATGGATGCTCTAAATGACAAAGACGCTTCTATTAAAATATTTATTAAGTCTTGTTTAGATAAAGAAATATTTAGCAAAGTTAATGGTGTTTATAAATACGGAACTTTGAGTATTGGTCTTACTGAAGATCAAGCTGTATTGTGGGTGAAAGATAATGCTGACATACATGCTTTACTTAAAAATCAACTGAGAGGAAATAAAAAAGAAAAATCAGTTGCATTAAAAAAGTAATAAATGTTAAGACAAGACGCATACGACCTTATGGATTTGCTATTAGACAAAGCAGATCAACCTTATTTTATAGATAGCGAAAAAGATATGTTTTTGATGCAATCAGTTGTATCGTTTATTAATAATCATTACGCTATGTATGGACAAAGGCAGGTATCTAGAGATGCGTTGCAATCTTTTGTAATATCTAGTAGTGGAATTAATTTGACTGACTATGTACATATATTAAACTGTACAGTTGGATCAAAGAGTGTAAAGATTGTTTCTGAAGAAGAATTTTCTGATTCACAAACAACAAGCGATCCATTTAACAAGGCTACCGATAGCAATATAAAAGGAACCGTTAGAAATAACACGTTAGAGCTTACTACTAGTGATACTGGTGTTAATGTAGTATATATACAAATGCCAAGTATTGATGATGTATTTCCAATATTGTCTGAAGGTAATTTTGCAGAGCTACATCAAAGAGAGGTAATAGATATAGCAATTAGAAAAATGACTGGAAATATTGAAAGTCCTAATGTGCAATATCAACAAATAGAAGCAGAGCAGAGTAAATCAATATAATGAGCTTTTTGCTCCCTGCGCAACTTTAGGTCACAATATTTTCGGATGTTTGGCCTTTTGTTGTTTTATACCATAAATTAAATTATTTTTGTAGTATGGCTACATTAAACGAAATAGCATTCAATATTAAAAATCTTATCTACGGAGGTAATACAAATGTAGAGCAAGATGTATCAACAGATCAAATTAAATTTTGGGTTCATTACTATAGAGCGCAAATACTTAAAGAAAATGCAGCTAACGGCAAAGGCTTAGATTTAGAGTGTTTGCAAGAGTATAGATTTACGCAATATAACGATACTTATGCACAATCTATAACTGATTGGAAAACGTATATAGATCAAGTAGCACAAAATACAATATTAACAGAGGCCATTGTTGATGATCCTTTAACAGAAGAAGATGAAACAGCGGATGTTGTTTATGCAGATGTAAATGCAATAACAGATACAGATAGCAAATTAATTGTTCCATCAAACAGAACCTTTGCTTTGGCAGGAATATCACCTGGATCACAAACAATAAACGAAGATTACTATGGTAGGTCATTTAGAAGCTATAATCAAAGTAGACCAGATGATTTTGGTATTTTAACACTTTCTATGCCTACGGTTTTAAATATTTCAGGAAAAGGTGTAAAAAATCTTAAAATTAAAAAAGCACAATCTCTTACTAATCAAAATCACAACTACATTGATATTCCTGTTTTGAATAAAAATGAATTTGAAAATAAAAGATTTAATAGATTTGGCTCTAACAATACGTCAAGTTATATACAAAAGTCTGTTGATAATAAAAATTATTTGAGCGTAGGATGGCTACAATCTACTTTGAAGAATAGAACAAATGGTTATCAAGAGCCTATACAATATATGTTAAAAGCAGATTTATTGTTGTCAAACCCAACAGAACAACCAGGGTGGTCAGATGACAACTCATATCCATTTCCACAAGCATTAATTGGAGACTTGAATAGAAGAATATTATCACAAGAGTTAGCAGTATTAGGTGGCTCTATAACAGACGATATAGATGACAACGCAGCGTCAGCAAAACTTATTCAGCCGAAAGCACAAAAATAAATATGAAACAGCTAGAGACATTTACAAAATAGTAAGAGAAGAGGTAACTGTCAAAGGAGAATGGCTGAAGGGGCAAAAAAAATATAGAAGAAACAAACTGGATTATAAAACGTATTATTCAGTTGTTTCTAAGTTTTTTGAAATATTGATACGTGATGTTGTGCAAAGAAATGAATTAATACACTTGCCTGGGGGACTAGGATATGTGTATTTAGATAAAAAAGAACATAAAAGAGCTTTTCATTATCGCGTTGATATAAATGAATCTAATAAAAAAGGTAAATTAGTAAAATATAAAGTACCTATATTAGATGATTATTATTATAAAGTTATTTGGGTAAGACCAGATAAATTAAAAAAATGTAAAATTATGCCATTAGGTATTTTTAAAAAAGAAATAAATAAATTAAAAACTACATAAATGTCAAGCGAATTAACAGCACAAAATTTAACTGTTACCATTACAGAAGCTCTTTCTGTTGATCATGCAAATGGTGAAAGTAATGATATAGATTTTGCACAAACCTACACGCACACGTA